CGCTGAAGGTTGGGGCCGTCTGGGGTGCGATGCCTGCCCCGTCGGTCCCGAACGTTCCCGGGTCCGCGAGCGGGGCGAGGCCGAACTCGTCCTTGATCCTGACGACTTCCTCCTGGACCTTGACGTCGTCCCAGTCGGGGTTCCGCTTCCGGACCCGTTCCTCGATGGAGGAGGACTGGGAGTTGTAGTCTAGGGCGTTCGTTTCGGCGATGGCCTTCGGATCATCGGACACGCCGTCGGGGAACTCGCACTCCACCGCGAGCGGCAGGGCACCCCCGGCGGGGAAGATGACCGCGTCCACAGCCAAAGCCTTGGACAGGATCGCCTCATCGGCCGGCTTCACGCCCAGCACCTTGCGTTTGCGGGTGGTGAAGGACAGTTGCTGCCTCGCCGCGACCTCCGTGGCCGTCATCGCCGCCCCGTCGTCGGTGAGACCGAACGTGGAGGGCGAGTAGCCGGCCGCGGCGAGGATGATGCGGCGGAAGTGGTCGATGGCCTTCATGAAGTCATCGGTGCGGATCTGGAACTGGACGGCCTCGATGGCCATCTTCTCCGAACCCGCCGAGGACGGGGCGGCCTTGACGGGGGTGAAGATGGATTGGTCCAGGTCGAACCCGGCACCCACCCCGGCCCCGAGGTCCCTCAGCATGGATTCGCCGACGATCAGGCGGCCCTTGCCGAGCCGGATGTCCTTCAACCAGGCGCTGTAGAGCTCGTCGAGGGCGTCGAGCATCTGCTCAATGCCCTCAAGGTCGGACCGTCCGAGGTTGCAGCCCAGCGGGTCGTTGCGCCACATGGACGAGGGCAGGATGTTCGGGGCGTACACGGCGCCGAGCCCGGGGGTGAGGGTGGAGAGGGTGTTCCCGTCGATCAGCTCGGAGAGGACATCGGGACGCATCAGCCAGGCCGTGGCCGGGTGCATGTCGAACGTCTGGACCTGCCCGAGGTTCGCGTCCGTGCCCATGTAGAGCCCGTACACGATCACCCCGACACCAGTCGCGTCGAGTTCGTGGCGTTCGAGCAGCCGCCAGACCGTCGTGTTGGTCCGGCCGACGACCTGCCAGAACGTGACGGCGGTGAGGTTGCCGGCGGTGAACTCCGGGTGCGCGGCGTCCGCGTCGACCTTGGTGATGAAGACGTGGTCCTTGACCGTCGAGTCCCAGGTGACGCGCTTGAACACCCCGCCCAAGGCCGCGGAGATCTCGGCGGCGCTGATGGACAGCTGTTCGAAGCCGGGGCCCGCGATCAGGTCAAGCCGGGCCTGCGCCTTCGTCACATCCGCGGACTCGGTCGGCGGGATCACGGTGGCCTTCGCCGGCTCACTGTAGAGCAGGTTCGCGGCGGTCCGGCAGATCTCCTGGCCGAGCGGGACGTGGATGGAGTTCGTCTCCACGGTCCCGTTGGTCTTCGCACCGAGGAACCAGGTCCGGAGCCGGTTCAGGACACCCTTGCGGGAAGCTTCCCGGGTGTAGATGTCCGTCAGGGTGGACACGTCGTTGGAATACCAACTGGCGTACTCGCGGTACTTGGGCAGGATCGCGGCGAGTTCGACCGGCGGCCATGCTGTGCCGTTTGCGGGCAATGCCATCATGGCCTCCTAAGGGGTTGGGTTACGCGGCTTCGTAGGTCTTGGCGAAGATGTCCGGCTTGCACGGATAGAACTCGCCTTGGACGCCCTTGATGATGAAGTCGCCCGTGGAGGCGATCATTACGCCTTCCAGAGTGTCGATCTTCAGGAACGGGTCAGGGTGCGCGATGTAACCACCGTCCAGCAGGTGCTCGTGGTAGCGAGCCGTGCCGCCGCTTTCCAGTATCCAGTTGATGACCGGGGTCGCGCTTTCGGCGCTCCCGTCCCACTGCATGGCTTCGATGACGACGGGCTTCTTGCGGTACTGTGCCATTTCGTTCTCCAAGGGGTTAGGCGGCGAGGTCCACGTAGGGGCGCCAGTTCGTTTCGGTGGTCGCGACCGCATAGCGGAACGCGTCGATGGAGTGGTCGGCGACCTTGAGGGGCTTGTCCTCGCCCTTCTCCGTCGCCTTCGTGTCCCAGGAATATCCGGGCATCTCGTTGATCAGGCCCTTGCAGCGTTCGGAGATCCGCAGCTTCCCCGCGTTCAGCAGGGACGAGACGGTCCGGATGCCGTAGAGGACATCGTTCTCGCCGTTGATGACGTTCTGGACGCGGTCCTGGTCGAGCTGGACTTTGAACGATGCGGCGGCCGGGTCGACGATGACCCATTCCGGCCGGTGCCCTTCGGCTTCCCGTGCGGTGAGCCAGTCTTTCAGCGCGGCGGAGAGCTGCCCGTCGGTAAGCCGGACGCTCGCCTGGCGGGAGTCGTAGCGCCATTCGTCGATCGCGTACAGCACCCCGTCAACGCCGAGGCCCAGCAGGACGGCCGAGGTGGCGTTCGTGGTGCCGTAGTCGACGCCGACTCCGAGGACGGCCCGCATCGCAGGCAGCTCTTCATGCTTGATGATGTGCGCCTCATGGTTCCACGAGTCGAACACTGCCCCGTCGGCGGCCACCCACTCGGCGAGGATGTAGCGGCGGTAGAAGAGCCCGGTGTAGGCCTTCTTCTGCCGGGCCACATACTCCGGCGTCAGGGACGTGTTGTCGTCCATGAGGAACGTGAAGCGGTGCAGCTCGAGCGCGTCGTCGGAGAGGTTCCGCCGGATCGTGCCGGCCCCGTCGATCCACAGCGCGGCCTTGTCCAGCCAGTCCGTCTTGAGCCAGTGCACCGGCCCGCCCGGGTTCGACGTCAACCAGAGCTTCGCGCCCGGGATGGACAGGCGGGTGTAAAGCATCTTGAAGAACGACTCAGGGACCGTCTCGGCCTCGTCCAGGTAGGCGCCGGCGAGAGTCAGGCCCTGGATCTTCGTCTTTGCCTGTTCGTTGTTCGCCCCGTAGATGTGGATCTCGCGGCCGATGATCGTCGCCGTGCCCGTGCCGTAGTTGATCTTCACCCGCTGCCGGCCGAACATCTCCTGCAGGGGAAGTAGGAGGTTGTTGATCACGGTCCGCTCGGTCCGCCCGCACATGGCCAGCGCACCAGCCGGGCCCGTCCGGATGAACCGGACCCAGTCCAGCAGGGACGTGAAGGTCTTCCCGGACCGCACAGCACCCTCATACGCTTCAATGGAGGACGACGGGTGGGCCAGCGCCAGCAGCGCCTTGCCCTCCAGCGGCTTAGCTTCCACCAGTGCCGCCCGTCATGTAGTCCAGCCACTTGTCCACGGCCGCGCCCGACTCCTCGCCGGACCGGTCGTAATCCTCGAGCTTCGTGGCCTTGTCCAGGTAGATCGCGATCGCCGTCGCATGACTGCGCTCGTCAGCGGCCGGCGGCTCGATGTCGTAAACCGTCTCTGTGCCCTCTTTGGTCGTCGCCGTCCACGTGTACGTGTCAGCCTCAAGCCGGTCCAGGATCTTCTCGGTCCGGCCATAGAGCCGCTGCACGATGGATGCCCGGCGTAGCTTGCCGTCGGCGACCTTCGCCTCAACAGCGGCGCGTACGCGTTCAGGGCGTACCGTACGCGTACCGGCCTTGCGGGCCCATCCTGCGACGGTGTTCTTGGGGATGCCGAGTTGCTTCTCTACAGCGGTCGGGCCGTCGGTTTCGTAGAGGGCGAGGGCGGCGTCCTTCTGTTCTTGGGTGTAGGTCTTTCCCGGAGGCACAAGGGTCGTCACCGCCTATCGTGTCTAGTTGGAATAGGTTGGCACTACTCGCTAGCCCGCTGTGTACGTTGACGTAACTTGACCGGGGTGCTTTCGTGCCAGCGGAAGACAGGAGACTCGAACTCCCAACCCTTGCGGGCAACTGCTTTCGAAACAGCGCGCTTTCCATTCGCATATCTTCCGGGTGCCGGCGTCTCTCGACGTGCGGCGTGCGCGTAAGCCTGCGCGGCAGATAGTGACCTCCTGGGGGTCGGTTCCTATCTCTCACCATCCGGGCGTAGCGGCGCCCTCGTGGTTGGTCCTTGATGCTAGGGGCGGGAGGGTCTGCAGCTCTCCCGCCCCCGGCGGAGCCACGGTCTACGGCCGTAGCGCTCGCCCTGCCCTTGCGGGTGGGCAACAGTGAAGCCCGCCGGTCTGGGGGACACTGGCGGGCTTCAAGTTCGTATGTGCGCGGGTGGGGTCTCAGCCACTTCTCGCAACATAAGCAATACCTACGTTACAGGGTCTTCCGTAGTGTTGTCTACTGTTCCGCTCGGAGTGTTGCTGACCCATGCCTTAGCTTCAAGCTGTGGACACAGCTCGCCGGGCTGCAAGTCGAGATACCCGTGAGCTTGGCATCCGCCATGATGATCGAAGGAGCAGTCGTCCGGGTCGGTCAAGGCGGACACTAGCGCGGTGACATCGGCGAGCATGTGCGGCGCGGCGGCTTCGAGGATGCCGCGGGCGAGGTCGTTCAGTCCGATGTTCTTGCCCATGCGAACCTCTATTGCGGCCGTCGCCGCTGATACCGCTTCGTTCGGGATCATGCTGCCATCCTCTCGCGTCGTGCGGCGAGTGCCGCCTTGGATCGGTCCCAGAGATTACGGACCTTACGGACCTGATACACCGGCCGGCCGTCTTCCCGGTACCCGACGGGGGTGAGCTTCTTCCGGTTCACCCATTGCCGGATGGTGCCCTGGGGGAGTGCTTCGAGGGTGATGGGGTCCGAGAGCATCCGGGAGATCTCGGCGGCCGTCCCGGTGGCGGGTCCGGCGGCGGCGAGGGCGCGTTCCCGCCAGTCGGACACGTCCCAGGTGGACCCGCAGGTCTGGCAGCGCGCTTCAGGCTTGCCTTGCGGTGCGTAGACGGGTGTGCCGCATTCCTGCCCGTCTTCCTCGGTGGGGCAGGTGCCGGCGAAGATGCGCGGCCCGGACCGGTCCATGGCCCTGCGGCAGTCGGTGAGGGAGTCGTGGAGTTCCTGTTTGAGGTCCGGGGCCCAGTCCGCGGCCCTCACTTCGCGGATCCGTGCGAGCAGCAGGGCCGCGGCTTTGACGGCGTGGGGCTGGCGCTCCCCGAGGGTGTCAGTCCAGCCGGTGAGGATGACGTTCAGGGTCCGGCCGGCGTCGTAGGCCCGGGAGTTCGTTGGTTCCATGGGGGCGGAGTGGCCGGAGGAGCCGACACTGCCGTTGCCGACGTCCATCCTGGCGGCGGAGGCCCAGAGCGCTTCGACCATGGAGTCGACTTCCCGGAGGTCTTGTTCCAGCCTGTCGGTGCATCCTGCGCACAGGATGATGCCTTGCCCTGTTCCCCCACCACAAGCGCCACATGTCATGCTTCTAGTTTAACGGAAGTTCCGCACTGTTCCGCACATTTGGGCGTGTCGTCTACCCCTAAATAGTGGGCGGGCTGTTCAGGGTTCCGGCCGTATCCCAGAACAGTTCACGCCGCGTGTTCGCACTGCTCGGACTCCCGGCCGGTGAGCATCCCCCGGATGCCGGCGTAGTCGAACCGGCCGGACCCCCAGTCGAGTTCCATCTGATGCAGGGCCATCTTGATCCGGCGTTCCGCCTCACACTCGCTCACTCCGGGACCCACTTGGGCCCGTCGTAGTCGGCGCCCACGGGGACTAGCTTGCAGCAGGAGAATTCAAACGGGCCGCAAGCATGTTCAGCCTCAAATTCACTGCTGAACCATATCTGATCCCCGGGGACTAAGTCCTCGCACTCAACGATGTATGCCTGGCTCACTTGTGGTCCTCCCTCTCGTAGGTGTCGGCGCGTTCCTGGTCGGGGCCGATGCGGTCGGCTTCCTGCGCCCGAGCCTGACGCTCTCTTTCGTCCTCGCTCATGGCTTCACCCCGTGCCGCTCCCGGTTGTGGTTGGCAGCCCATGCATGTGCCTTCCTCGGAACTCCGTACCGCATACCGTCTTGGCAGAATTCACACCAAGCAATGAACCGTCGGGGGCCCAAGCCCTTCGTCACTCCGGCGCTCATGCCCCCTCCGTTGCGGTGAGCGCCTTGCGGATCTCGTCGGCGCTGATCTGCCAGCCGCAACGACTCCGCGTGGTGGCGAGGTCCAGCACCCGCTCGATCTGTGCGGCCTGCTTCCGGGCGAGGGCGAGGAGGGCTGGGACGTCGCGCTGTGAATAGTCGATGTTGCTCTGGGGTGCGTGGAAGTGCTCCCTCCATCTCGCTACGACTTCGGCGCGTGCTTCGATGGCGGCGAGCTGGTCAGTCATGTCTGCCTTTCGTTTGCGTTCGTGGATGGCGGTGACGAGGGCCCGGCCTTCCCGGTCCTCCAACATCGCGGCGGTCACGCGTCACCGTTCTTTCGTGCGCATGGCTTGCAGGGGTGAAGCGTCTCGGCCTTCTCATACTCCTCTTGCGAGCCGGTGCCCCAGAGGCCTTCCGGATACCAGAGGCCGCAGAGTGTGACCGTGCCCTGCGTCGTCAGGTGGGCGACTTTGCCCTTGGGCGTGTAGACGCGGGTGGTGTCGCTCATGCGGACACCGCCATGTAGCCCTTGACGTAGCTCATGGCGTCGTGCCATGTGTTGAAGCTGCGGCAGACGCAAGCCTGATCAAAGGCGTTGGTGCATGACTTCTCCATGGCCCACCAGAGGTCGACGGGCGTTGACTTCCAGACTCGCCACTTGCTCATGCGACGTTCCCGAGGGGTGCGTGGTCGCGGATCTCGGCCTGGATGGATTCGTACCGGGCGCGGGCCTGCGCGGCTTCGGTGCCGGCCTGGGCGAGGGTGGCGTCGGCGCGCTCCATCGCTACCTTCGCGATGCGGAGCTGCCGGTACAGGACGGCGGCCTCCAGTTCGGGTGGGGTTGCTATGCTTGTTGCCATCGGGGTTCCTTCCCGGTCGGGCCCCGGACGTTTGCTGACGTCGCGGGGCTTCTTCTTTGTTCCCTAATCTTACCATCAAAGTTCCGCAGTGTTCCGCTCATGCGGGTAACAATTGCGGCGTGTCCAGCTCCCGAATCGTCAGCACCAGCGCCGCCGGGCCCTTACCGCCCGGGAACAGGAACGGCCCCTCCACGAACTCGTTCGAGTCATCCAGGCACAGCCCGTGATCGATAAGCCCGTCCACGATCGCCTTCGCCGTCGGGTAGAAGTTCATCGCGTCGTAGTCTCCGGCGCGCTCCTTCACGACATGGCCGGTGATGTGGACCCGGCCGACACCGGTGGGCAGGCCGGCAGCCGCGGCTGCTTCCGCGGCAAGCCGGCGCCAGTCCGCCCGGATCGGGGACAGCACCCGCCAGTGGTCCCGGTCGTTGCTGTTCAGCCACGGCTTGCGCTGGAACATCTTCCCCGTCTTGCGCTTCCGTACCGGCTTCACGAACGGCGCCGGGACGGTCACCTCCCAGACCCTCACGCTGCGGCCTGCGTCCGGGGCATCGTGCCCACGTCGTAGGCGCTCGAGTAATGCCCCCAGAACGTCAGGTGGGCGACGTCGGTCGCGCCGTTGCGGTTCTTCGCGACCAGCATCGCCAGATCCCCGCGCTTCTCGCCCATGATCTCCCGGTGCAGCAGGATCACGACGTCGGCGTCCTGCTCGATGGACCCGGACTCGCGCAGGTCCGAGATCGTCGGCATCTTGTCCTCCCGCTGGGTTGAGCCGCGGTTGAGCTGGGAGAGTGCCACGACGGGGATCTTCATCTCCATCGCCAGGATTTTGAGCTGCCGGGACATGTCCGAGACGAACTCATGCCGGGGCCGGTTGTCCCCGGGCGGCTGGGACATGAGCTGCAGGTAGTCCACGACGAGGCCGGCCAGCGGCTTCCGGCGGTTCACGGACCGGGCGAACCGTTTGATGTCCGTGATGGTCACCCCGGAGTTGTCATCCACGAACAAAGGCACGTGCTCCCAGGCGGCGCGGCGGGCCCGGATCTTCTCCCAGTCCCCGCCGCTCAGGTCCCGTTCGATCAGGGACTTGAGGTTGATCCGCAGGTCAGCGGACACGGCGCGCATCTGCACGTCGGCCTCGGACATTTCCAGCGAGGAGAACGCGACCGAGCCCTTCGCGGTCATGGCCTTGGCGAGCTGCAGGGCCACCACAGACTTGCCGACCGAGGGGCGGGCGCCGACGACGTACAGACCGCCCGGACGGAGGCCGCCGATGATCTCGTTCACCGCGTTCCACGGGGTGGGGATGTAGTCCGGCTTCTCGTCCAACTGGTCCAGCATGAAGTCGATCGTCTCGCCGAACGACTGCACCGTCGACGCCGTGGCCTTCGAGGTGGAGTCGACGTGCTTCCGGGCGAGTTCGACGAGTTCGCCCTCATCTCCGGGCTGGTGCGCCATCTGCGCGATCTTCTGACCAGCCGACACGAGACGTCTCCGGACGGCGGCCTTCGCGACGATGGCAGCGTAATGACCCCCCGCGGAGGGCGCAGGGCACCCGTAGGCGAGTTCCTGGACGTAGCTGGCACCTCCGACCTGTTCGAGGGCTCCGGAGGCCTTGAGGGCGTCAGGGACGGTTACCTGGTCCACCTGCTCCCCGCGGCCGACCATCTCCAGGATGGTCCGGAAGATCGTCTCGTGCGCCGGCCGGTAAAAGTCCGGGCCCGAGACGAGATCCGTGATGTCCTGGATGACCTCGCGGGAGAGCATCATCGCCCCGAGGGTGGAGCGTTCCGCGTCGACGTCCTGCGGGGGTGCTGTGGTGTCGTTCATGCTGCACCGCCGAAGATGTCGAGGACGTCCTGCGCGCAACGCTTCGCGATTATCTCGCAGTATTTTTCCTCGAGTTCGACCGTGATGATCTTCCGGCCCAGCAGTTTGGCCGCCACGGCCGTGCTGCCGCCCCCGCCGAATGGGTCGGCAATAGTTCCCGCCGTTAGCCCGATAAGGGCGCCCATGACGTCGCCAGGCTTTGTGTGCGGGTGCCCGCCAGCCTTCGCCACGATGCCGTGACTGCCGCTGATCATCTGGCCCGTTGCGAACACTGAGGACCGGCCGCCGATGCCGCTGGGCCATTTTCCAACGAGATAGATTGCCTCGGTGTCGCGTCGGATGCCTCCAATTGCGCCGCGCAGTCCTGACGTCGGGTCCTTGTGGTAGATCAGGACGTGCTTCGTGTTTGCGGGCGGCGCTAGCATCAGATCCCCGAACGCTATCGCCGGGCGGGCCTTGCCCCACGCCTCCAGCGCCCGATCCCGGACGCCGGTGGTGGCGTCGTTGGCGATCCCGGCGCTTGAATCGTTTCGGGCGTGGCCCTTCAGGTTGCCCTGCTTCCAAGCCCTCCCATACGGCGGATCCGTCACCAGCACGTCGGCTTCGAGCCACTCGCGGTGCTCGGTCAGGCAGTCGCCGTGGTAGAGCGTGACGTAGTCGTCTTGGTAGTAGAGGCTCATGCGTTCGTTCCGTTCTTATGGAAGTCCTTGGACCACGGGCTGTTCGCCGGGATGATCGCCTGCTGTTTCGGTGCTGACCACTTCTGCTGGTTCCGCATCCACGTCTGCCACGCTCGGCCCCAGTCCTTCATGACCGAACCCTTCGCTATGTGGTGATCGATGAACTGCGCAGTCTCCAAAGTCGCGTCGACGTTCGGGGTGTTCTTCCGTGCCCAGGCGAGCTGCAGTTCGTTCGGGGCGAAGGAGTCAGTGAGGCGTGAGCCCTTGGGGTTATCTTTTTGGGGTATATGGGGTTGTGTGCCAATAGGTGGCACGGCGGCGGCCGTTTTTGGCACGGCGGAAATACCCCCAGTGTCACGCCGTGCCAAATTGGCACTGTGACAAATTGACACGGCGGGGAGCGCGTAGACGGTCGTCTGGTACTCGCCCTGACGGCCTTCCTTGGCGATCTCCCCAATCGCAATCAGGGACTCGATGCAGCGCCATACCGTGCGGACCGAGAGGCCGGTCATGCGGGCGATGGACGGGGCGGACTGGAACGACTGGCCGCCCTCCCGGTTCGCCGCGTCAGCGATCGCCAGGAGGACCAACCGCGAGCTGCCCTCGGACTTGGAGTACTCCCACACCCAACTGGTGGCTTGAACGCTCATCAGGCGGCCGCCTTTCGTGCTTCGCGGTACTCGGTCTGGTAGGCGGCGTTCGCGGCGGTGCAGGGCTGGCAGGCGGCCCCGCCACGGCGCACGTGACGCCGGTACCCCCGGTACGTACCGCAGGCGGAGGCGTCGATCGGGGTCACGACCACCACGTTGCCGGCGGTCCTGGCCCGGTACTGCTCGCGGTGGTAGGCGTTGTTCGCCTCGTTGCACGGCCCGCACGCCTCGGTGCCTTCGACCTTGTGCCGGCGGTACGCGGCGTGCGTGCCGCACGGCTTCAGCACCCTGGGAACCTGCCGGGACCTCTGGTACTCGCGGCGTGCCACCCGGCACGGGCCGCACACTTCGGTGCCGTGGCGGTAGTGCTGCTTATAGCCCCGGTACGTGCCGCAGTGGTCCGGGTTGAATCCCATCGGCTTCGGGCCCGGGGTGGACGCGTTGCGGGGCTCCGGGGCGACGTCGTGGATGGTGCCGCGGTACTGGTACGCCATTACGCTGCCACCTCCGACGTCGGGACGCCGATAAGCGCGGCGAGGATGTGCTCGGCCAGCAGCGGCGGGACCGCGTTGCCGATCTGCAGGAACTGCTTCGTCTTCGTGCCACGCCAGACGAAGGGCCGCTCGAAGGTCTGCAGGGTCGCGGCCTCTTTGAGGGTGACTGCCCGGCCGTTCGGGTCGCGGTCGCCGGGGCCGGCGGCGCGGGTCGGGCGGGTGCCCCATTCAGCGTCTCCGGCTCCGGTGATCGTCGGCGCGGGCGCCGTGACCGGGCGGGGGTCGACGACCTGGCAGGAGGTCCCGGACGCGGCCAGGTGCGTCGGGTAGGACTGCAGGGCGGCGGCCTCGAGGACGTCTAGCTTCCGCGTCCGGCCGTCCTCGTCCTGCAGGACGAAGCCGCCGGGCTCGGTCCCGCCGGCGCTTGCCCGGATGGCGAACGAGGGCTGATCTCCGGCGCGGCCGGGCCGGTCGCCGTAGCGCTCGACCATGCCCTTCCCCATGTTCTTTACTGCGGTCGGGTAGGACTGCAGGGCGGCGACGTCGGCGACGTCGAAGCGCTGGGCGTAGGTGGTCCGGGAGTCGGTGTCCTGGTTGGGCTTGTCGATCCATTCCGGGCCGCCGATCTTCGCGTCGAGGGCCTTCCGGACGCTGTTGCCGCCGGAGGCCCAACGGTCGGTGGGTCCGTGGACGCCTGCGGTGATCGTGTGGGAGGGCTGGTCTTTGGCTCCCCAGCCGAGGGCTTCGGCCATGCTGACCCATTTCAGGACGCCCGGGTCAAGCTTGTCAGGGGTCCGGGAGTAGTAGCGGGAGTGCGTCGGCGTCGGCATCGAGACGGGGCCGCCGCGACGAGCGACCAAGATGGCGCGTTTCCGGGTCTGCGGGACGCCGTACTGCTCGGCGTTGAGGACTTCGACCTTGACCTCATAGCCCCATTCGCGCATGACCTCGGCGCACGCCTCCCAGACGGGCAGGACCGTCGGGACCTGTTCCATGGCCACGAGCCGGGGCCTGTCGCGCCAAACGTAGGCCAAGGGGGTGAGGACGAGCGCGGTTCGCATGTCGTGCCTCTCGCCGAACGACAGGAGCGCGGCGGCGTCCTTGTAGGCGTGGAGTTCGATGGCTTCGAGGACTTCGTCGAGCGCGGCACGGCCTGCGCCCTTTCCGGCAAGGCTGAATGTCTGGCACGGCGGGGAGGCGATCAGGAGTCCATAGGACCCGTACTGATCGCGGTGCCGTTCGGCGGTGAGCTGGAGGCCGTCCCAGACATCGTTGTAGATGGTGTCCATGCCGTTGGCCGTCCGGGTCGCTACGGCTTCGGGCATGATCTCCACGCCAGCCTCTTTGATGCCGAGCCGCTGGCAGGCAACGCCCCAACCGGTGCCGGCGAAGAGATCCAGGGCTTTGATCCGGGCCCGGGCGCTCACGCGGCGCGTCCGTTGATGAGGGTGTGGGCGCTGGAGCGGGTGGTGCCGAGCGCGTCGCCGAGGGCCTGGTAGGTGGCGCCGTCGTCGTGGGCGACCTTGGCGGCCCGGGTGCGCAGGGTGCGGATTGTCTCGTACAGGTGAGAAACGTCACGCAGGATCGTGAGGGAATCGTCGGGGCCGGGTATTGCGGGCGCGACTGTATTCGGGTTAGTGTTCATCAGAACCATTCCTAGGATTGATTGGTTGGGACCCGCCGGCGTTCGAGCGCATGGCGGGTTCTTTTTGTTTGACTACCCTTACAGTCTACCGGAACACTGGGGAACTTACGTACGCAACACGCGGGTATTCGGCGTGTCGCTACTTATTTCTTCCGCCGGGTTACCTACTGATCCCGGGAACACGAAAGGACCCGCCCGGCCGAAGCCAGACGGGTCCCAGATGGTGCGGGGTCTAGAAGGGCGGGGAGGCGTCAGCGCCGCCATTACCCCAGGGGTCGCCGCCGACGGTGGCCGGCTGGTTTCCCCAGTTGCCCTGCCCGGAGTTCTGCTGGCTGTTCTGCTGGGCGCGGGGGATGACGCCAACCTCGCGGGCCGTCAGCTCGAGCGACTTGCCCTGAGTGCCGTCCTTGGCCTCGTACTCCCGTAGGCGCTCCTGGCCCGTCACGAGGACCCGGTCGCCCTTCTTCAGCACCTCGGCCAGCGCTTCGGCCTTCTTCTCCCATACCGTGACCCGCCGCCACGTCGTGCCGTCCTCATCCCAGCCGCCCTGCTGGTTCTTCTTGCTGTGGTTCTCGGCCAGGGAGAACTCCAATACGGCCTTGCCGCCGGGTGTGAATTTCATCTGGGGCTCGCCAATGTTCCCGGATACGGTGATGTCGCTCATGTTTACGCTGCTTCCTGACTAGTGATGATGTTGTGGTGCAAATCGAGGTAGTGGCCGTCGTCGTCCAGGTGGACGAACTGGCCGAGTTTGGGGATCCACACCGGGAGGGTGTCGATCTCGTGGTCCGTGCGGAGTTTCCAGCCGTTCTTGCGTGCCTGGGCGGCGAGGTCCGGCATGGCCTCCACGAGCCCGTTCCAGCGGGAGCAGACGAGCAGGCCGTTGGCGACACGGTTTCGGGACTTCACCCCGCCGGCGCCGCGGCCCTTCCGGTGGTGGTGGATCAGGTCCCCGACGCAGTCCCCGCCCGCGCCGTGAACGACGCAGCCGAGGTCACGGGCGGAGATGGCGATCTTCTGGGCCTTGCTGAACCCGTTCATGCCGCCAGCCCTTGCCCCGCGCCCTGCGCACTCCACTCGGACTTGATGGCGGAGTTCAGGGAGCGGCCGATGTCCAAACGGTCCCGCAGGACACGGATGGATTCCCGGGCCGCCCGGAGGACCTGGTCGGCGATCTCCGCGTCCAGCTTCTGCGTCTCCGTCTGGAGGATGGCGGTCTGCTTTCGCAAACCCTCCGCACCGGTGGCGGCGATGAACGCCCGGGCATAGGCAACCTCGTAGCGGGACCGGGCCCGGACCGCCGCGTCGTCAAGGTCGCGGATCTCCACCTGCTTCGCGTCGAGCTGGCGGCCGAGGTTCGCGAGTTCGAGGATCACCTGATTGGTCGTCGGGGTGTTCACTCGTTGTCCTCCGCCCTTGCGTTGAAGCGTGACCGGTGCCAGTCGGCAAGCGCGGGCTTCAGATAATCGGGGGACCCGAACGTGTGCTCGAACTCGTCGAACGCCAGGCTGGATCCGTCCGTGTAGCACTTGCCTCCCTTGACCCATTCGCAGTGCCCGGGGACGATGGGCTGGCCTTCGTAGTTCGGGGTCGGTGAGTGGCTTTCCACCCCGCCGTAATAGCCGGTCTGGGACCGGTGGACCTCCCCAGCCTCGGGGCGCCGCCAGAGTTCGATGGCGCCGTCCGGGGTGGAGTAGACGTAGGATTCCCGTTCGAGCTTGCCGTCCAGCTCTCGGATGACGTGGCGGAACTTCGGGGCGGCGAGGTAGGCCTGCCACTTTGCATCTGCTTCGGCGCTCATGCTGCAGCCTCCTGCCGGGCGGGTTCGATCTGGGGGAGGACGGTGCCGGCGGCGAGGTCGTTCAGTTCGCCGCGGACATACGCGGTGGCGATCTTCTCCCGCCCGCCGGGAGCGTACGTGACGGTGAAGGATGACGGGGCCTTGCCCGCCACGCGCCGGACGCCCGGGATGGCCTCGCCCGTCTCCACGTCGATCAGTTCGCCGTCGTCGCCTTCGATGGCCGTCTTGATCTTCGCGGCCAGCCAGGACGGCCGGACCCGCTTCACGTCACGGGCCGGAACCGCGGGGACGTGCTCGACGTCGATGCCGTCGTTCTGCTCAGCCCACTCGAACAGGGCCGCCTCGTCCACTGTCTTGTCCGCGGGCTTGCCCTCCGGGATGGTGATCTGTCCGATCTTCGTCCCGTCGGGCAGGGTGATGGCGAACGACTTCGTCCCCTCGTCCTCATACTTGGTCAGGAGCTGTTCGAGGTGTTCGGCGCGGGCGTCGGCGAGGAACGCGCCGAGCGCGTCGTGGTAGGCCTTGATGAGGGCGATGCGCTGGTTGTCGGTCTTGATGCTCATGATGGTCCCCTAGTTCGTTCGGGCGGCAAGTGCTTTGCCGGCGGCCGTGATGGATTCGATGACGTCGGCCGGGGCGTTCATTCCCTGCGCCTTCTGGAGTAGGTCGCGGAGCAGGTCGATGTTGTTCTTTGCCTTGTCCAGCGATTCGGTCCAGTTGGGCGGGTCGTGCCTGTACTGACCGAGGGCTGAGGCTCCGGCGTCCCCGGCCGGTGCCGGCTGGCGTGACTGCTGGGGTGCGCGTTCGTAGGTGTGCTCGTCCGGGTCCGCATCGTCCGTGGGGAGCATGAACGTCTGGAGCAGGCAGGTCCGGAGCGCGACGGACATCGCCTTCGCGGTCGCCTTGTCGCCCTGATCGAACGCCTCAGCGACGACCTGGGAGGTGAAGCTGTCACCCTCCGGTCCGACGAACGTGTAGTCCACCACGACGACGGGGGAGGTGGCGGTCTTGCCGCCGGAGAGCTGCATCGTGCCGGGTCGGTGTTCGACCTTGGAGGGGAAGACGGTCAGGCCGTGCTTGCGCATGGCGGGGGACATGGCGTTCACTACGGCGTCGATGCCGCGGAAGCGGAACTTCTGGTGCTGGTTGACGCCATCCTTCGCGACAGCGCCCACCTCGGACATGACTGCGGTGACGGCTTCAAAGACTTTCATCGGGTTAGCTCCTGCTTATTGGCCCAGGCTTCGAGGCGGGCGGTGGTGGGGTTGACGTATCCGGCCGTCGATTCGGCCTGGGTGTTGGGTGCGCCGTCGGTGCGGCACTGGCAGTTGCAGACGTCGCCGCCGCAGTCCTCGCACGGGTATAGGCGGCCGCAGTAGCAGGCGCTCACCGGTCGAGCCGTTCGTCTTTGCGGATCGCGTCCCAGTCGGGCTCGTCTTCGCCGCCGTGCTCCTTGCATGGCTCGCCCTCCACGAGGACTTCGTTCTCGCAGTACTCGGCGGGCTCCGGGTCTTCGTACATCCTGGCGGCACGGGTCTCGACGGGGCAGTAGAACACTTCGGCTTCGATCGCGGCGCTCACAGGCCCATCACCAGCAGCGGGGCGGTGGCGAGGAGGTGGAGCAGGACGTAGGCGGCGGCGACACCGGCGGTGAGGGCGGCGAACCGGACGACGGCCCGGGTGATCAGGTAGGCGCTCATGATTCTTCCCAGCGGGTGGTCACGGTGCCGAGGACGAGGTTGGTTTCCCAGAACATCGTCAGGAGCAGGGAGTCGCGGAGGTGGCCGGTATTGTCCACGGTGCCGTCACGGCTGACGTTGAGCAGCGGGTGGGTTCCGGCGTGGATGGTGCGGAGCTCCCGGGCGTAGGTCACGAGTCCGTCGACGTCGCACCAGTTCAGGTCGGTGTCGGTGAGCCAGGCGAGCCGGCGGGTGAGGGTGCGGAGTTCGTGCTCGGAGGGGCCGTGGATGCTCATCTCACCGGCGAAGTGCTTGACTTCGGCGAAGACGATGTGGACGGCGAGGTCCTTGTCGAACAGGTAGGGCGCCCGGGTAGACTCGAATAGTGCAGTCATCACAATTCCTATCGTTGTGGTGGGTGTGAGGTCCGGGAGTTACCGCTTCCGGGCCTCTTTGTTTCTATGTCTCAAACTTACACCATGTTCCGCAGTGTTCCATATATTTACGGAAGAAAAGGGCAAAAAAATATAGGCGAGCCGTTACCCGGTGGGGAAGTTCCTCACTGTAGGGGCTCCCACACACCCACCGGCCGGCGCTCAATCAGATACCGGCCCGGATGCTCATCGACCCACGCCTGCGCCTGGCCCTCCGTGTTGAACCCGACCTCCTCCGTCACGTCCCCGGCCATCACCGCGAACTCCCACCCGGCTGCCTTGATCCAGCCGAGGCGGAGCAT